CCTCGGAGGACGACCCGGAGGGTTCCACCCGCCACGTGATCTGCCTCAGCAGGCGGTCCACGGAGAACAGCAGCGCCCCCACGATGGGGTCGTTGTCGGACATCTCCTTGAAGACCTGGACGGCCTTGCGGCCCTTGAGCTGGGGCAGGAACTCCTCGTTGATGAAGCCCGAGGTGCGCTTGAGGCCAGTAGCGCCCACCTCGACCAGCGGCGAGATGTTCTTGGGGACGCTCTCGGAGAGCAGATCTGTCCCGCCCTCGTACCCAGTCGCACTCATGTGTCAATCCTCTCAGGCGCGTCAGACCAGCAGGTTGAAGCCGGATGGCTCCTCGTCCTTGATGTAGACCTCGACCTGCGCCTGCGGCGAGAACACCTTGTCCAGCACTGACGGCTCATTGTCACGCATGACGGTAATGGGTCCGGCTGGCTTTCCGCCATGGTTCATCAGGCGGAACCCGAGCGAGAAGCTCGAGACGTCGTCGGGAAGGTGGAAGGCCTGGCTGTTTGAGTACAAGTCGCCCACCTGAGCGTACTTGTGGGCGAGGTAGGCGGACTTGATCCGAGGAGCCACCAGACGGCCCTTCTCCACGGCGTTCACGTACTCGGTGAGCAGGGCTGCCCTCTTCTCACCCGTCATCGTGAATCCCCGCGCCCGGACGTCAACGTAGTCAGACACCACGTTGCCAAGTCCAGTCCCATCATGAATAGCATCCGCGCCATAGCGCTGAATGGCATCGTTGAACCATCCGATCATCTGCGGGTACGGGCGGCGGTTGACCTTCATGTAGTAGACCAGTTCAAGGGGCTCGCGGTCCCCGCGCCACACGGAGATGACCGTGTAGTCCTGCTCCTTGCCCCAGTCGGCCGAGGCCACGTAGAAGCCGTCCCGCTCGTGCTCCTTGAAGGTGTACTCCTCGAAGTCCTTGGCGACCTTCTCGCGCAGGGGCTCGAAGGGCAGGGAGAACATCCGGTCCACGGCCTCGGGGTTGAAGGCGCGGTTGCCGATCGCAGGCTCACCGAGCTCGTACTCCGTCCGCCACATCTCGGCGGGGATCTCGCGCTTCTTCTGGTCGATGGTGTCCTGCCCCAGCCACCCGTCGATGGGGTTGGCCGAGCACTGGTAGCACCACTGGACGATGGGGTTGCCATTCTCCTCGAACCGCCTGCGGACCTCAGTGAAGGTGCCCTCGGGGTTCTGCCACGTCGAGCAGGCCACGGTGTAGGGCTGCTGGATCTCCCCGAGGTAGTTCTTCTGTGGCATGGGCTGTCCGAGGGCGGCATCGAAGATGTCGAGCGCCATCTCGTCGATCTCGTCCAGCAGGAGGAACGGCGGGTGAGGGCCGCGGACGGTCTTCTGGGATGCCGTCAAGGGGTGGATCTTCGCCTTGTTGGTGAACTTGATGAGGGAGGCGCTCTCCACCTCCACCATGTACCGAGGGGCATTGACGTAGTCGAGGGCGTTGCGCATGTGGATGTGCAGGTTGGTGGACTGGGAGAGCGACCCGCCCAGCAGGTTCACCTCGGTGCCCAGCAGGACGGCCTTGGTCAGCCCGAGGATGCCGAGCATGAAGGACTTGCCCGACAGGCCTCGAGAGCCGTGCCACAGGGCGATCGTGCCCCTGTTGAAGTAGGCGTCGGCGAATGCCGTGAAGGGCGGGGTGTGATCAGGGTTACCGCAGGTGTGCCGCGGTATCGTCACGCCCCACATCGTGTGGACGGTCTGCCAGAGCTCGTCATCGTTCTCCGGCAGCCTCGTCAGGTAGAACTGCGGCATCAGGCCTCGAAGCGGTTGACCTGCCAGCGCGGAGGGCCAGCAAGGCGGGTGGCAGCCATAGGGGCTGCTCCCTTGATGCTGACCTCGACAGTGTCCTGGTTGGTCACCTCGGTCACCTGGGCATGGAAGTACCGGTCCCCGACGAGGACCTGCACGTGCTGGCCTACCTTGGCGTACCTCACGGCTGCTTGCTGACCCGCAGCTCGCCGAAGGGGGTCCAGTTCGACCAGCCCAGGTACCGAGCGCCCCAGCTCTCGAAGGAGCGCGGGGCGTAGTCGATCTTGCCCCGCTCGACGTAGTCGTTGCTCAGGCACTTGGTGTTGGTCTTGACCCCGGCCGCGATGGCCACGTGGCCGTACTTGCCGATGGCGTAGTAGAGCAGCGCACCTCGAGGAGCAGCGGATGGCTTGCCCCCAACGTGCTTCTGGATGCGGGGAATCCTGCCCCACGCCTGGATCGCGCTGTAGGCCCACGCGTCCACGCCGTAGGCCTGACGGCAGAAGGACTGGCACTTCATCGCCCAGTTCTGGGAAGGATCGTGACGCTGGTCCCGAGCCCAGTCCATGACGTCCGCGACGTCGCGCTTGAGGTACTTAGTCGCCATCTTCGTCCTCCTGCGGTCCATCGAGGTACACCCCGCGCGCCTCCTTGAGGGGGCCGTCCTCGTCGTCGAAGGAGAGCTGCTTGGAGGCCTTGATGACCTCTGCGTCCGCCTCCGTGGTGGGAGCGACGACAGGGTCACTCACTGGAAGTCTCCTTGAAGAGCCCGTACTGCTTGGTCACGCCCGTGAACCACAGGAGCAGGGCTGAGGCCACGACTCCGATGAGGGCGGAGATGGAGACCGGGAGGTTCCAGTTCGGGATCTCCTGGGTCACCCATGCGATGAGCACAGGGACGAGGATGATGATCAGGTGACGCCACTCAGGTGCCAGCTTGTCGAGCATTGTTCCTCCTAGATGGGCTGGTTCTAGTCTTGCAGGGCTGTCTAGCGGTACGAGTTCGGATTCCCGGGCAGCCGCCCGCTGTCTGCGTCGGACGACTTGGCCCCGTTGATGTTCCTGATTCTGGAGTGCCCCTGGTACCCGCCGATGCCGTCATCGCGCTGCTGGAGGCGCACAGGGAACATGCTCTCGTCCACATCGGACGGCTGGCCCCAGGGGATGACGTAGCGGAACCGCGGCAACTGCACCTGGACGAGCACCTCGAAGGATCCCTTGAGCTGCGTGGAGATGGACGCCGAGGTAAGAGGTCCGCCTACGGGATATGTCGGAACGAAGGTGTTCGCGTTGACCGGGTCGTTCCACTCGTAGGAGGAGTGCAGGGCGAATGATGCCTGGTGACCCGGGTACGCGGCGAGCAGGTCGATGTCGATCTCCGCTCCGAACTGCGTGTAGCCGTTGGCAAGGGCTGGGCTGGTCTCGGAGAGCTGGTAGGTGTACGGGGTGATGCCCGGCCCGGCCGAGTTCCACGTGATCCCGGTAACCACTCCTGATGTGTGCGTGGGGATGAGGTCGGCGACCTTTACTCCCCGGTTGTTGTTGACTGGGGCGTTGTACGTCATGGGCGTAGGAGCATCCCTGAAGATGGAGAAGTACCCAGGGCCAGCGGAGGTGAGAGACTCGCTGTATGACCCCGGGGTGGTGTCCGTCGTGTTGACGGGCCAAGTCGTCTCGAAGATCAGCTTGGAGTCCAGCAGCTGGACATTCTCGTCCTCGAACTGCACGCGGTAGGGGACGTACTGGTTGGCATTCGGTGGGCTCCCAGCCTCTGCCCAGTAGAACTTGTCGTAGTACACGCAGTTGATCGTTGGCGTGGTCCCCAGCAAGGATGACGGGTGGAAGTAGTTCCAGTTGCTGATGTCGAGCAGTCCGCTCCAGTCGAACCATTGCGCGCCGCTCTGGAGGCCCATGTAGGTCTGATACCCCCAGATGGTGAACCCGAAATCACGGTAGGTGGAGTAGCAGTAGAACCCAGCGTAGATGGCATCGGTCGAGCGCCCGCGCATGTCGTACGCCCCGATCCAGCTGAGCCCAAGGGTGCCGGTCCGAAGGAAACGAGTCGCCATGTCGGCCGTGTAACTGATCCCGAATCCGCCGGTGTACCCACCAAGCCCGGGATTAGGACGTGACGGATCGAGCGTGCCCGTCTGGATCCAGTCCCACAGGTACTGCGGACGGCCGGAGAACCCTCCGTAGCCAGCCCCCTCGAAAGCCGCGCAGAACTCGGCGTTGGTGTTGAAGGTGCGCTGGAAGGTGCGGTTAGCGTGCGGGACGGTGACGGAGGTGTTCAGCACTGTCCTAGGGATGTCCGTGCGGTAGACCTCGCACTTGTCGACGTAGATGGACTCGCCCACTGGAACTGAGGAATCGAACCGGATGGTGAACACGTAGTTCTGGGTGAGCGCTGGAGTGATCGTGATGCTGCGCATTGTCCAGTCATTCGTCGCCTGGACATAACTGGCGCTGGTGGTAACCGCAGTCGTCTGGTTGAAGAGCTCGAGCCTGACGGCAGGAGTCCCGATCTTCGCCCTGAGCCAGATGTCGAACTGATAGGACTTGCCCGCCTGAAGGGTTCCGAAACCATAGGTGGAACCGGACGCTATCCCCATGTTGGCGTTAGGGCCAGTGCTTGTCTTGGTCAGCAGGCAGGAGTACGAAAGATCCTTTTTCTGCTCGGTCACCCCGGCCCAGCTGACATCCGCGCCCTTGAACCACGAGAAGGCCCATTGCGAGCTCGTAGAGCCCTCGAACGAGGACACCGCATCGTAGGAGATGAGGTTCCCGTTCGCCGTGTTGGATGGCTCCCACGCCTGTCCGGCCGTCCCGTAGGGCGGGAACGCCGTGGTGTTCGGGGAGTACCCGACGACTCGGTTGAACGTCGTGAATGGGTTACGTCCGCCCTGACCGGAGACCACATTCCCTTGGCCGCTGCTGACCAGGATCTCCGGGCCGAAGAGCTGAGGGCGTTCACCACCGTACGAGCTGTAACCAGCCGTCAGGGAGGTGAGCCCATTGGGGCTGATGGCGGTGACTCCGGTGTTCCCCGTGAGCCCCGGAGTAGGTGTGGTGGACTTGGGCAGGCTCGGGTCAGGGACCTTCTGGAAGGGCACAGCCACCCAGATGGGCGGTGGGGTGTACCACTGAGACCAGAACCCAAGATTGAGCGGCGCTGCCTCAGCCATCAGCTCTCGATCCCCCGGTAGACCCTGCCCCGCACGTACAGCCAGTCATAGGCAACGTTCGACTGGTACTCGATGTAGACCGCGCAGGAGGCGCTCACGTTGGTGTACCCAGCAGCAGCGCGGTCGGCCGAGGTCATCCCAGTCGCTGGGAAGTTCTCCTCCCCGAAGAAGTTGTAGGTCCACGGCGCGCCATCGGTGAGCTGCCCGGTGGGAACGTTTCCTGCGGTGAGGCTGGGCAACCCGGAGATCTTCTGCTTGGGCGAGTAGCCCGCGGGGTTGTCGTAGTTGCCCCAGCCAACGATGGGCTTCACGTCAGGCATGGTCTGCTGGTCGCCCACCTGGGTGAAGATGTACCCGGTGTCCGGGTTGTACTCCTGGAAGGCGTTCTGAGCCAGCGGGCTTGTCTCCCCATTCCACGGCATCGTGCCGACATCGATCTCCGTGCGCGGGTAGATGCTCACGTGGAACTCGACCTTGGCAAGGTTCCCGTACTGGTCATAGACGGCGAACTCGGAACGCATGATCGTCCCTGCCTGTGACAGCAGGATCGGGAAGATCGCCCAGCGCTCCTTGGTGACGGTCGACCCAGCATGGACAGGGACATACCCAGCCTCCATCCGCGGGGAGGTCTTGAGCACCAGCCCCTCGTAGGCAGGCCCGCCGCCGGGGTTGAGCAGGTGCTTGTCGTACGCCCCCTCCTCCCCGATGACCTTGCCTTCCCCTCCGGGC